TAAAACGATAATTTGTTGTTGAATCAAAACAAGCGTCAGTGTCAAAAGATTCAGCATGTAATTGAACTTTTGTCCAAGTATTTTGGTTAAAGTTTTGTTGAGAACTTGCGCGATAAGCGCGAAATGCTGGACCTCCAGGCGTAGCCCACTTAACCCCATCTGCCTGAGCAGAATCAGCCGTTAGAACCTGTCCGTCTGTACCCACGCCCTGGCGAACCAGGGTGGCGTTACCAGTAGCGACAATAATGTCGCCCTTGGTTGTCAATAGCGTTGGTTGAATACCACCTTCAACCGAAGGTATGCGTCCAACTGTCATTTATGATAACTCGCTTCCGAAAGCATTGAATGAGAATGTTGCTGCTGAGGCATAGACTGTGATTACATCTGCTGCTCCCAAAGTCACACCTAGAGTCAGGGTGTCTGTAGCGTTACCAGGAAGGGACACATCGTAGGCTACATAATGCTTTGCTGCCAGTGTTTCGCCTCCAGGTCGAACTGCTACGCGGTAGGTACCTGCTGTTGCTGTTTGGTTAGCAATGGTAATTGTAGATACAACCGCCTGTGTAGCAGATGGCACGGTGTATAGTGTTGTTGCCGTGGTAGCAGACGGGTTAGACTGCCCTAGCACCTTGTATGTTGTTGGCATTATTATTTCTCCTTAGTTACATTCCACCGAGCATAAACGCGGTTGGTGTGGGGTCAGTTGTTATTGTAGCCCAACTTGCTGCTGAGCCGTTAGTAGTTAAATATTTTCCTGAGTTACCAGTCTGGCTAGGTAGAGCATCAATTGCTGCCCAAGCAAGACCTGTTGCTGTTGCTGAGTTTACAGTAAGAGCATAGCCGTTAGTTGCTGCAACTGTTAGTTGGTCAAATGCTCCTGCGCCAGTTCCTGCTAGTAAGTCACCCTTGGCATCAAATGATGCGGCGACTGCGGCTGCAGCGGTTGCTGCGCTAGCAGCAGCGCTTGTCGCTGATGTTGCAGCAGAAGTTGCAGATGTGGCTGCACTTGATGCACTTGTTGCAGCAGCACTTGCAGATGATGCAGATGCTGTAGCGGAAGTGGCAGATGCACTAGCACTTGAGGCTGAGGCAGTTGCACTATTGGCAGAAGATGTTGCTGATGTAGCAGCAGAAGATGCGCTAGTAGAAGCGCTAGTTGCAGATGTAGCAGCAGCACTTGCATAGCCTGCAATTGTTGCTACTGAGTTAGCAGCAGTAGTTGCACTTGCTGCAGCAGATGTGGCTGATGTAGCCGCTGCCGTAGCAGATGCCGCTGCTGAGGTAGCACTTGTTGCTGCCGCTGTTGCTGAGTTAGCAGATGTAGTTGCAGAGGATGCTGCTGTTGCTGCACTGGCTGCTGCGCTTGTAGCGCTTGTAGCAGCAGATGTAGCAGATGTTGCAGCAGATGCTGCACTAATTTCTGCTGCTTGAGCAGAACCTAGGATGCTATCTACATACGACTTTGGTGTAGCAGAAGAAGTTGTCATACCAGCAGATGAAAGACCAGTAAGTGTTACACCAGTCATATCGATAGTCTTGTTAGTTAGAGTCTGCGCTGCATTGGCAATTACTACTGTACCAGTTGTATTAGGTAGGGTAATTGTATTGTCTTGAGTTGGGTCTACTACTGTAAGCGTAGTCTCATATGCATCTGCAGTTGCACCTTCGAAGACAATGCTTGCATCTACGCCAGCACCAGAGATGCTTGGGTTAGTAATAGTAGGGGATGTTAAAATCTTATTGGTAAGGGTCTGTGACTTGTCTGTGCCAACCACAACGCCTTCACCCGCTGCAATACCGTGCATTGTGTGAGCACCAGTACCATCGTTGTATCCACCAGTTGCTTCGATGTGAAGATTGGCTTCGCGGAAGTCACGACCAATTGCCATATGGCGAACAGCAGCACCAGCGGAGTGAGCCTGTCCAGTGCCGTTATTTTCAACCCCACGGGTAATTGTTAATACGTTAGTACTAACAACCGTGACATCTACAATTTCTTCAAGGGCTGTATCTGGGTCGATGACAACAGTAAATGTTGTACCAGCGGGGACGGTTGCTCCACCAAGTAACGCTGAGCCAGAAACTACAGTACAACTTGTTGCTGCATCTGTAAGGTTGGCTGCTAGCGTAGTTTGCTGGGAGCGTGAGGAATATTTTCTTGTTGTCATTTATTTACCTATCGGCTGTAGTGAACGCGGATTGGATACTGGGCTTGCTGTCTTGCTGTTTCTTCATTTAAACGTTGTATGTAAAGTGCGTAGAGTTGCTTCGTTGCACTCTGTGATGCACCATATGGACGCTTACTGTCTGTCTCGTCAGCCTGTGGGCTAACTTGTGCAGCACGAGCAGGGTCCAAATATGTGAGTAGGCGATATGAAGCGCCCAGGATTGCAACATCGCGTGCTGAGTTAGGTAATCCTGTCTGAGTTGCAAAGTCTTGTGAGTTACTAGTAAATGGTTCAGGGTCAGTTGCATAGACAACCTTGACTGTACGACCTGGTTGAACAAAATCACCAATTGTTACGGTCTGTGCTCCAGCACCAAATGCCACAGTTGAAGCCAATGAATCCCAAGACCAACGACGGATTGGGAACCACTCTTCTGAAGGTCCAATGTCTTGCCACATAATTGTCATAATGTTGTGGATGTTCAAGTTGTTAAATGCGTATGTAGTCTGTGCTGCATTGAAAACAAATGATGTTGTCTTAACTGCAAAGATAGTAGCGCCAAAGGCTGCAATAGTATCGTTAATTGCTTTCTTAATTACATAGCGTGGGAAGGTAGGTGTGATAGTAACCTTAGTTCCAGCAGTGTGTGTAGCAATATCTGTACCTAAGTAGCCACGACCATAAGGAGGAACGGTGGCTGTGTTAGATACGCGGTCAAATGAGTCTAACCAAAACAGTTCTTCATCAATCTCAATAGCGCCCTTACCAATATTATCGGTAGATGCTAACTGCAAAGTGATTGGGCTAGCAATGGTAGATGCCGTAGCGGCAACATCTTGAGTAATGTAGGTTGCTCTATCCTGCTGATATGTATAACCTGCAAGGTTAATAAGAACTTCATCAATCATACTTGATAGTGTTGGCATTAGATAGTCCTTAATGCTGCAAGAGCAGATAGTCCAGTAGTAGATGCCAACTCGTTACAGATAGCATTAAGGTTTTTAAAGTTATTAGGTTGACGACCAGCATCAGCCTTGTAGTTCAGAGCAGCAATTAAGCCCTTGCCTGTTGTCCCAGCCCAAGCATTGGCTGCGCCTTGTGACTCTTTGAACGCAGTCATTAGTGGATAATCTCCACCATTTGCCAAACGATTGAGTTCAGCACAAAATGATAAACCTGGAACACTAGCCATTAGTTAGCCTTTCTTTTCACTGCTGCATTGTCTACTAAGTTTGGGTAAGGTCGTCCTGCTGCTTTTGCTCTTGCCTTTGCTTTAGCCTTTTGTGCTGCAGTCAAAGGTGTTGATTTCTTGTTAGGATTTTTCTTGTCCCAGAATGCTTTCTTTTTCACCACTTCACCTTGTCTGCCCAGTAGGCTGCTGACATCTTTCCTTTAGCAATATTCTTTGCGTGTCTAGCCTTAAATGATGCTTGACGTGCAGTCGGCTTCTTATCGCCAGTAACGCCCTGTTGACCAAAGCGAATAGTTTTAACCTTGTCTCCCTCTTTAGCCACAACAACGTGTGACTTCTTAGGGTGACTTGGTGTACGCTTAGGCTTATTAAAGCCCGATACTCCTGCTCGCTTTAGTCTTGGGTCTGTCATTTACTTACTCTTCTTCTTAACTACGCCAGATACTTTCTTAAGACGTGGGTTAGCCTTGACTGCTTTCTTAGATGCTTTGCGAGCACCAGCGGCAAGGATTGCGCCAGCACGTTCCATAGAAACGCCTTGCTTTTTAGCGATTGTTTGGGCAACTTTCTTAAATCCTGGATGCTTTGCTTTCATTATTTTTTCTTCGCTTTCTTAACAGTCTTTTTCGCTTTCGACTTGCCTGCTTCAGAGAGAGCAATAGCCACAGCCTGCTTACGAGATTTAACAACTTTCCCACCTTTACCAGAGTGAAGTGTTCCCCGCTTGAACTCTCCCATTACTTTCTCAATTTTATTCTTCATTTGCTTAAGTTTTTGTTTCTTGAACGTGATAGGTCTGTTGCTTTCTTTACCTCAGGAATGTAAAGTCCTGGGTATTGCTTTTCAATAGCAGCACGTGCTTGTGCTTCAGCCTTTGCTACACCACTAGGAGAAACACGCTGCTGATTTGCTTTAACTGCAGCAGCACCTGTTACTGGCTTAGCCTTACCAGCATCATACTGAGCCTTTAACTTCTCAAGTTGTGCCTTAAGGCGCTTCTTATCTGCAGGGGTCTCTGCTGTATCTACTAGCCAAGAACGTTTGTTCTGGTAGTCGTCATATGACATTGGCATAATTATTTCTTCTTTCCCATTTTCTTGGCGGTCTTCTTAATTACCATCTTCTTGCCAGTCTTCTTGGCTTCAGCCTTAGCCTTTGCCATACCTTTTGCTGTGTATGAAAATTCTTTTGTTCCTACTTTTGGCATTACTTCATCTTCTTCTTAGCAACTTTTTTGGCAACCTTCTTAACAGCCTTCTTGCCCATCTTCATTTCCATCATTTTTTCTTTTTTAGATTCCATTTTTTCAGCCATCTTGTATGCTTTGTTCTTCATCATTATATTTGTCCTATCTCTTTCATCACTTCGACGGATTGTTTGGTTATGTTTGTTGCAGTTGGCATAGTGTCAGCGTTGTAAGGTTTGTTAAGAACCTCACTTGCTGCATATGCCTGTTGGATATGTTTGTGCGTTGTTCCTGCTGGTTGAATACCTTGTGCTCTTGCTTCTTTGTAGGCATTCAATTCTCCGACCCACTTCTTGTCAGATATATCTCGCTTGGCATCGCCAGTAGATAATTCAAGAAGTTGTATCTTGCAACCAAAGCAACCTTCTACATACTCTGGATGTGTCTGTCTTTGATGTAATCCCATTTGTCCCTATACTTCTGTAAAGTTTGCCTCTGTAACGCCAACACCGCCAGCAATCAATGCTGCCTTTGTCGCATCATCAACATTGTAGTTTCTACCACCACGATAAACTTGCTCGAATGTTGGGATATCCGAATCAAGGATGTATCGTTCTTGGGAGTAGACTCCGTTTTGCTTTACGATTGACACACCTACATCTAATTTATAGAAATAAAATAGGCGTGCATCACCAATAGGACCTTCTTGTACTGTTGGTGTTCTGAATAGCCAAGTAGCCATTAGTCCTCCTTAGTGAACTTACTCCGTGACAGGGAGTTTCCCCCCTGCCACAGCGTCAATTAACTACTAGAGAGCAGCGATTGATGAGCCTGTTTCAATACGATACAGTGCTTCTTCACGGTAGCGTGCAAAGCCGAGTACGCCGTACCAACCCATTGGGCGGAAACGCATCAACTTGTCAACGACTGGTCCGATAACAACGTGTGGTTCTTCAGCAACAGCCTGAGCCATTGCTTGCTTTCCAGCAACGATTGTTGAGTAAACACGAGTTACTGGAGTTACAGTTACTGTCGCTCCAACTGTTACTGCTGCAGTGTTTGCTGTGTCAACTGTAATGGTTGTTGTTGAACCACTTGTTGAGATAGCAGTAATCTTTGCACCAGATGCAATACCTGTTGCAGCAATCTTGTCGCCAACTTCGGCGCGAGATGCGATAACAGATGATGAAGCAACACCAATAGTAAATCCTGCTGATGTTCCTGCAACTGTTGCTGTTGTTGTAGCCAATGCTGTCTGGTCTGCACCTGACTTAGCATTGTACAAACGTGGTGACTCTACGAAGAACGCGCCTTCGTACTGTCCAATTTCTCCAGCCCAGATGTTGTCTGGTGAAGAGTAATTGTGTGGGTCGCGCCATCCTGCTGCGCCTGTCTCTGCACGAAGGTCGTGTGAAACTTCTGGGTGAACACCAGTCCAGAATAGTGAACCCTTACGGTATGCAGCCTTATTGGCACGCAACTTAGCAACAGCCTTACGGATGTCTGCTGAATCTAGTGTAGCAGCAGCAGTGATTGTTGCTGTTGATGTAGCGGTTGAACCGCCGTAGATTACGTTGCTTCCACCGTTAAGTGTGTTCATCGCAACCTTATCGATTGAGTCTGCAAGGTTGAACGCAATTACGTTAGCAATTGCTGGGTCAACGTCTGCAAGTGAGAATAGTTCCAAGGCACGTGTTACAAGAACAGAGTTACCGTACTCGTTAAGAGTAATTGTAACTGTGTTAGGTGTTGACAATGCTACTGCATCTGGGTCAACTGTCTCTGTAAGTGTGTCTGTTACTGCGTTTAGGTCAACGTACTTCTGTAGAACTACTGTTGAACCTGGGATTGATTGCTGTGCTGGAGTCTTGTCTGCGACTGAACGAATTAGTGGTTCGGCGCGGAGAGCAAACTCAAGAAGACGGTCATACGCCTTCTGTACAAGACCTGCACCGCCGACTGTACCACCAAGAGTGGTAGAGCCTGTGGATGTATATGCGTTAGGCATATGCGGTCACCTCCAAGTGACTATGAACGGATATTATTGTTGTGAGCGTAGAATTGACAGAATGTCTTCTTCAGACGTAGCCTGTTGCATTCTGTATTCAATATCGTTTGCTCGGTCAGGGGTCATAGCGTTCTGTGTAACCAAGTCCTGGTTGCGTAATGCAGCGCGGTCTTCTTGTGTTACCTTAGAACTATCTTCGTTAACCGTTAGTCCGAACAACTCAGCATTATCATCGAGCCAGTTAGAAACTGATTCTTCGTTAATGTCATCTAAGTCTTTCATTACTAAACGGGCTGCTTTAAGATTGACGCCCTTCTTTTCTAGTACTGACTTGACAGTTGACTCACGCTGCGCCTTGGAAAATGTCTCAAGTTGCTCAGTAAGTTCCTTAATACGCTTCTCGTCTGCACGCTTGGCTTTTCGTAACTTTTTAAGTAAGTCACTTCCATCCATCGGTGCTTCTTCGATTGTATCTAGGTCATCGTCTTCGTCGTCCCAGTAGTTGTTGCTCATAGCAACGCCACCCTTCTATTCGTAGTTAGTTCGCAAGCCTCAGGTTCCATTCGGGGAAATGGTCTGGCTCTTACTCCCAGTCTTTTACGCTGGCGGGGCTGGTCGGTCCGCTCAGGATTCTGTTTTAGATTACGCGGTTAGCGCGGGATTGTGATGCAAGTGCTCTAGGACTTGTCCCAGCCTTACCCGCAAAACGTGCCTCTTCTTGCATTGTTAAATCTTCTAGTGCCTTAAGTTCTGCAGCAGACTTACTAATTACTGCACTTGTCAAACCAGTAACTCCAAGTGACTTAACTCCAGAAATCTCTGCAAGTTTCTGTTCTGTCTCACGAGCACGAGCAATCTGAAGATC